CTCGGCGTATCGCCGGGGTGGCTGGCGTTTGGGGAAGGGCAGATGCAGGAGGTGGGCAATGCCGGGTGAGAAGCCTCCGAAGCGGCGCAACGGCGAGCGCGGGCCGGACAAGCGGCCGAGGAAGGGGAGTCCGCGTGGTGGGCGTAAGGGGTCGATTGGTGTTGACGAAAGCCCGGCGCGAGCTCGGCGGACGCAGGCCCTCCTGATGCTGTCCGAGGGTCGGCGTGTAGACGAGGTCGCCAGCGCGCTCAGCGTGACGAAGGCGGCCGTCTACAAGTGGCTCGAGAACGAAGCCTTCGCCGCCGAGCTGGATGCCATGCTCGAAGCCGCGAAGCGTTCCGCGCTCCGCATCCTGCGCGGCAACGCGGAGAAGTTCGCGGAGACGTTGGCGCGCGTGGCCGACACCGGCGACGCGGTGGGAGGGCGCGTCCAGGCGGCAAGGGATGGGCTGGATCGCATCGGCCTCGCGCCGCCGAAGGAGGTGAAGGTCGAGCTGAACGACGTGAGCGAACTTGGGCGCAAGAGCGAGGAGGAGCTCCAGCGGATCATCGCGGGAGAGGTCGCAGGGTGACACCCGAGCGCGCCGACCTTGAGACCCGCGCCGCCGCGGCGCTGGAGCTGCGACGGCGGCGCGACTTCACCCCGCTCGCCTACTCCTCCCTGTGGGACCGCGACGAGCCCCGGACCTCCCAACGTCGCGCGTTACTCCCGTTACTCGATGCGTCCACGCTCGTTCTCCTCGTGCTCGGCGGCAACCGCGCCGGCAAGAGCGACGTGATCACCCAGTACGGGTCGGCGCTCGCCGCCGGGCGGGACGCGGTGATCCATGACCCGGTGCGCCGGATCGACGTGCCGTGGGTCCGACTGTGGCTCGCGCGCAACGGCTACCCGGAGGCGCTCATCCCGACCGGCCCCGATCGCGTGTGGGTTGGCTCGCCGTCGTTCGGGGCCGCCGTCGAACAGATCCGGCCGAAGTTCACGAAGTACCTGCCGGCGGGCACGCGCTACCTGCGTTGGGACGACAAGCAGAGCGAAGCCGAGGCGCGCCTGCCGGGCGGCGGCGTGATCGTCTCGAAAGCCTACAAGCAGTACGACGGCGACCCGCAGACGTGGGAGGGCGCCAACCCTCGCGGCATCCTCCTCGACGAGCAGCCGAACCGGCACTCGAACCTGACGGCCGCCCTGTCGCGCCTCGTCGACAAGCGAGGGCGCATCGTCTGCGCGCTCACCCCGCTCCGAGGGACGGCCGACTGGCTCTACCGCGACGTCGTCAAGCCCTCCCCGGCATGGCTCCGCATGGTGCACCTGTACGGCGAGGACAACCCGCACATCCCGCAGGACATGCTGGCGATGATGCTCGCCGCCATGCCCGAGTGGCAGCGGGCGAGTCGCGCGCGGGGGGCGTTCTCCACACCCGAGGGCGCGCGGTTCACGTTCTTGCGGGGCGTCCACACGATCGCGCCGTTCGCCCCGCCGACGCACTGGCTTCGCGTCCAGGGGTGGGACTGGGGCTCTCGGTCGCCTCACGTCGTGTGGTTCGCCGAGGCCGCCGAGCGTCTCGACCTCGGCAACGGGCGCGAGCTGGTTCCGGGCGACGTGGTGGTCTACCGCGAGCTCGCCGAGCGCCAGACCACGATGCAGCCGGGCATCCCCGACCGCACGCTCATCGCGTGGGCGAAGGAACGCGAGGCCGGCACGCCGGAGGGCTCGAACCAGGTGCAGTGCGTCCGCGTCTCGGATTCCGAAGATCCGGGCGCCATCGCACAGGCGGCCGAGCTGGGGCTGTGGTTGCAGCCCGCGGCGAAGGGGCCGGGGAGCATCAACGATGGGCTCGACCTGATCGAAGCGCTCCTCCAGGCCGCCGACGCGCTCACGGGCGAGGCGAAGCGCCCGCGGCTGTACGTGTGTGAGGACTGCCCGGCGCTGATCGAGGAGCTCGAAGGGCTGAAGTGGGCGCGCGAGCGCGACGGGGTCGAGCCGGGGCCGGACCCGACGTGCCCCGACCACGGGATCGACGCGTTGCGGTACGGGTTGCAGTTGCGGCAGACGATGGGCTTCCGGTAGCCGTCCGCCGTGGTGAAAACTCCCCCCGTTGCGCGCGGGTATCGTTCGCGCCTACCGGCTGGGCATGGCTCTACCTGTCCGCCTCTCGCTCTACGCCCGTGCTCGCGGCGCCGTCGTCACCTTCGTCCGCGCCGCCCTCTCGCGCGTGTCGTCGCTGCGGAGCCGGCCCCCGCGGGGCGGCATCACGTCGGGGCGGGCGGCCTCCCCGGTGCGCGCCGAGGAGGATCTCGCGGCGCTCGCGACCTCGCCGACGGTCTACGCCGCCCTGAACCGCATCGCGTTCGGCATGACGATCTACCCGATCCGGGTCTACGCCGGGTTCGGCATGGGCGGCGAGCCCGAGCCGCTCAGCCCCGACCGCGTGCCGTGGGTCGCGAGCTATCTCCGGCTCCTCCAGACGCCCGACCCGGCCGACCTCGACGCCCTGTTCCCGGTCACGCCCGGCGAGCACCTCCTCGCGCAGATGATCGCCGATTTGAAGATGGCCGGGATCGCCCTCGTGGCGCCGACGCTGACCGCGGGCGGCGACGTGATCGGCCTGACGCGCCTGCATCCCCGGCTGTGCACGCTGATCCGGCAGGGCGACGAGGAGTATTGGGAGTACCGCACGAACGGCGAGCGGCGGATGTACCCGCGTCGGGCGGTGGCGTGCCTTCGCCTCCTGTCGTGGGCGGCCGACGGGCGCGGCGAGCTCGGCATCGGTGCCGGCGCGGCGCTCGCGCCGCTGATCGCCAGCGAGCGACTCGCGCTCGAACAGACCGCCGCGATGATCCAGCAGGGCGGCGCGGACATCGTCGTTACCGCGAAGGACGCGCAGGGCGCGGGGTTCCTCCAGATCGAGCAGAACCGGAAGGAGATCGTGAAGCACCTGACGACCGCGCTCTCCGGCGGCGCCGACGGTGGGCGCCGGGTGTTCGCGCTGCCCGCCAACCTCGAGGTCAAGGACGCCGGCCTCACGCCCGCGGACCTCAAGTCCCCCGAGGCCATGCGCGAGGCGCGTCAGTCGGCGCTCATGGCGTTGGCGGTGGTGCCCGTCGAGGTGGGCGGGGACGCGGCGACGTACGCGACCGCGGCGATCCAGCAGCGCGTCCAGGCCGGTCAGGACGAGTGGCTCGCCTCCGTGATCGAGGCGTTCCTCCTCCGTCCGCTCGCGCGCCGGTTCGCGACCCGCGCAGGTGGTCGCTGGGCGGCGCGCGCGGACCAGGTGACCGCCCGGATCGACCTGTCGAGCCACCCCGGCAACATCGCGATCCGCAGCGAGGCCATGGCGCGGATGCGCGCGCTCGTGGAGCTCGGCTACTCGACGCAGCAGGCCGCCGACGCGGAGGGCATCGACCTCCCCGAGCCGGACGGCCCGCCGCTCATCGGCCCGGTGCCGTTCGGCGCGCCCGCCGCAGGAGCGCCCGCACCCGGCATCGCCACCCCGCGCCCCGTCGGCGAGTCGGGCAACGTGGGCACGTCCGCGCCCGGCGGCGAGGGCCGGAAGGCGCCACGCGGGCGCACGGTGGCCGACCTGTTCCGGCGGAACGGGCGCGCCGTCGACGTGGACGACCCGCGCCTCGAGCAGAGCGAGTACGACCGCCCGCCGTTCGACTACGTCGACGACCTCCGCGAGAACTGGCCCGCGCTGTGGGGTGCGGGCGGCGAGGGGAGCGACGGCGACGACGGGGCCGCGGGCTTCGACGGAAACGACGCGTTCGCGCGATGGAACGCCTACGTGGACGGCGACCGCGGCGAGGCGACCCTGGCGTGGGTACTCCGGCGCGAGGCGTGGGCGGCCCGGCACGCCGACAACTTCCGGCTCCCCGGTGTGATCGCTCAGCTCAAGTGGGGCGTGGTCGGGTCGCGGGGCTTCGACTACCAGCGCGACCTCGTGGACGCGGCCAAGGTCGCCGCCAGCGAGGAGCAGGAGACGCAGCGGACGGTGCTGTGGCGCGCCCTCGACGACAAGCGCGCCCGGTCGGATCGCGACCTCGAGCGCGCCACCGTGCGCCTCCTCGACGAGGAGCGCGACCTGTACGTCGCGCGCGTCGTCGCCGCCCTCAAGGACGCCGAGCGCATCGCCGACGCGCACACCCGCGCACCCCCGCCCGGCGGCGACGGCGGCGGCACCACGTACCGCCCGATCGACATCGACGAAGTGC